GCCCAAGGTGCTTAGATACACATTGATAATTTATTGTCATGTCCCTGAGTGCTTTGGGTCACTACTTCATGTGCCTTTTATTAGTACTGCTCATCCCTTTCGAGAACTCGATTTCTCAAGCATCCTATCTTCATTCGATAGCTACTCCACTTCTCACTTACTTAAGCATTACCAAAAGCAGAGGTAAGAAAGGTGGTATCCACCGAACTATATTCAGATTTCGCTCATCATTACAGATTACTATACTAGGTTTAGGCCCTACATCTAACAGAGGTGTGGTGTCGGAACACGTATTAGAATGAAGTAAGAGCGCCTAGATCAAACAGAGCCATGAAGATCGTAGTTTAACACTACCTACCAAACTTTCCACATTTGATAGTTTAGGTCCACTTCCGGTGAGTACGCACTGTCGTAGGAACTCGGACAACGGGAAAAGCGTTCTTGTAATTTCTCTTAAGAGATTTCCATGTTCGCAGATCTCGCGTACCGCGGACCAACTCCGATTGCACACCTGGACGAAACAGGAGAGTAATATCTTGCGGATACTTAGACAGATCTCTCTCCAAAGAGCGAGTCTGCTCCAAGTACGTCGTAAGCAAACTCCCATGGTCTCCCGGTTGCAATAGTGCACGGCAAGTAGCTCTTAACGCAGCGGACAACCTCTTAGTTTCCACCAACGACCTCTCGATCCAATCGAAGCACGGTCTTTCCACTAATTCACGCCAATCTTTCACGATCGACCCTAAGGACCAAGGTCCAATAGCGCCGGCTTCAGTAAAGAGATTGAATGAAGTTCGCTTATTACCTTTCTCCAATGGAGGGAGGGGATCAGCAGTCATTCGGCCAGTGAGTGGATCCGGAATGGTATCAGGAATCACTCCCTGAAATTCCATCCGATACGCAATCATCTGGATACGAGTGAACAACGAATTCGTCCCTTTCGAAGCCAGTGAAAGTAACAACCCTTGGCGCTCGTCCGCGCTCCAAGGTTGGACCAGTCCATATCCTACAGACTGGAACCATTGTAAACCATCACCGTATCCGAACGGGGCTGTCGGAGAGGTTAACATAAGAATCGCTTGAGACATGCGTTTTGATAGTCGAACATATTTCGCTGACAAGCGAGATACCGACTTATAACCAAAACCAAGTCCTCGGAGTACATGGGAAAGACGGAGGTCCACTAACGATTGTACCTTAGGTATCAACTCGTTAAGTGACGGGATGTGAGAACGCGCCACGTGATACTCCTTTAAAGAGATCGGTGACACGTCCACTCCCTCCAAGATAAATCGTTTTGCGAACTCGAGAGATCGATTCGCACCGACTAAGGACTTAGCCAGTCCTATCTTCACTCCCAATTCCTCCATAATTACCACATATTCCTTAGCTACCTTTTCGTCAGCGATGACGATATCATCACCAAGCAATGCGTAAAGCTCAAACCACCGTTTGTACCCCACACGCCACGCACAGAACTGAACTATTAGATGGTGGCTCAAAGAGAAGACTCCCCAAGAGCTAAGGGCCCCCATAGGCTGACCTGTAGCGTATCGAG